GGGCGGAAGGGTGGGCCAGGGCTGGCCAGGAGGGGCATTCAGCGGCAAGCGCCCGATACAGGGTAAAAACAGACCTCGTACAGCCCCGGGACAGACCGCCCGGCATTGCAGGGGGCCGCACCTTCCCCATGGTCAGGGTGGCTGGGCGCCACCTCCCGGCCGGTACCTGCTACTACCGCCAATAGGGCACCTTCCCCCAAATGGAGGGGCAAAAAACGATTCTAGGGGCTTCAGCGGGCAAGGTCGGGGGCTCTGAAGGGGGCTCTGAAGCCCGAAAGAGGGGCCTATCGGTTGGCGCTGGCGGGCAAGTTCAACTCCCGCTCGAGCTGGCCTACTCCGGCCTCGAGGCATTCATGCCAAAGGTCTAGCTTGCGAACCTTCCGCCGGGCCTTCCGCCGGGCTTCAATTACCCGGTCAAGGCGGGCCAAAATGGGCCCCATGCGATCGGGCGCCTTCGGGGCGTCATCTTCCGGGGCCTCCGCCACCGGGGCGAGTTCGGGGGCCGGGCTTTGCTGGCCAGGGGAGCCCCCACCGGGGATCAAGGTCAACCGCCGGGCACTATCGGCCCACTCGGGCGGGTTAGCATCCATGTATTGAACGCCCTTGACCAGGGCTGATAGGAGCAAGTGCAGGGCTGACAGGTCGGGCTTGCGCTCTTGCTCCCGCTCGAGCAGGGTAGCGAATTCGGTTCGTATCCAATCAAAAACCAGGTCAAGCTGTGGTGTCTTTTTTTCGGTCATTGTCTTCCTTCCATCTAAGCTGGGGCTAATTGCCATAACCCCCAAGCAAGTGAACCGTTGGCCTTCCGGGTGTACCTTCGGGTGTACCCTTGGCTGGTATTTTTTGACCATTTATGAGACAGATTGAAGCACTCGACCCGAATAATTCTTGATATTTACCAATGATTTGGGTGCCTGAAATCACCTTGCCAAGGTTGACGTCGCGGGTTCAAGTCCCGTCTCCCGCTCTGAAAAACGCCTACGAAAACGCCTCGTTAGTCCAACTGCTAGCGGGGCGTTTTCGGTTTGGGGGGTGCGGGTGTACCCTCCGGGTGTACCCTCTAACCCAGGTTGACGTCAGTCTGCCCCCGCCCCTCCCAACACCAGGGCCACCATGGCTTCCGAAGCCCGATCCCGCTCCCCCTTGTCCACCGATGCATAGATCGCCTGGGCCGTATCGGTGCGCCACCCGGCCACCGCCCGGCGCACCAGCTGATCGATCCCCGCCGCCCGCAGGTTGTTTTCAAAGGTCCGCCGAAAGCTGTGGCAAGAGATCGGCGGCACCCCGGCAGCCTGGACCACCTTGGCCAGGGGTTGATCGAGAACCGAAGCGCTTCTGTACCAAGAGATCTCGTCTGCCTGCCTGCGCTCCCTGCCAGCCCTGGCGTGGCGCGGGCTGGCTGGAAAAATCAGCCCGCTTTTCAAGCCCGGGTGCTGGTTCTGAAGGAGCCATCGGCGCTGTTCGTCCAACACATGCTTGAGCGGCGCCATGATGGTGATCATCCGGGGATCGTCTGTTTTGGTCGGCTTTTCGTGCCGCTTGTACACCGAATGCTGCACCGTGATCTCCCCGTTGGCGATATCGGACCATTTCAAGGCATGCAGCTCCCCGCGCCGAAGCCCTGTCCAGGCAACGACTTGAATCATCCGAGCCAGATCAACCGAGATACCGTTGCCGGCCAGCTCTTGCGTTTTTTGGAGCACCGCCCGAAAATCGCTGAGACAAAGGGCTGTTCCTCGCTTTCCCTTGGTTCGTGGCTCCCTGAGTGATTTGACTGCCCTGGCGGGATTGTGGGGCAAGATCCCGGCGGCCACCGCGTCATCTAGGCACACACGAAACACCCGCAACCAACCATTGACCGTCGGCGCCGCGTACCGCTTGCGGGTCCAGCCGAGCCAGTCTCGAATGTCGGTAAAGGCGATGGCATCTACATAGAAGCGACCAAAGCGGGTTGTAATATGGGCCAGAGAGTCTATGTAGCGGTCACGAGTCGAATCAGCGAGATTACTGGCGTGAGCCCTCATCCACTGCTCGGCGAAATCGCAAAACCGCTGCCGCGTAGGCTTGGGCATCGGGGCTGAGCCCTTGCGCTCTTCTCGAAGGGCAACCGCTTCTGCTAAACTGCTCGCCACCAGTTCCCGTTTCATTCGTCGCCCAGTCCTGGGATCGTTCCATCTCACCCGTACCAGGAACCGGCGGGGGCCATCCTGCCGGACTCCTGGTATTCCCGTGGGTTTCGACCGGTTTTCTTTGATCGGCATGATCAATCTGCTCCTTCCCGGCCGAATGCTCTAATCTGTCGCCCGCCGGGTCTAACGCGTTTGCGACGTAACGATCAAGGGCTTGAAGGCTAAACCGCCGGGATCGCCCAACTTTGCCATCCGGCCGGAGCTCGCCCCGCTGCAGCAACCTGTAGAGTGTGGCCCGGGAGCAACCCAAATAGTCGGCGGCTTGCCTGGGGTTCAACCACTTGGGGGGGACCGGGGTCATTGGGCACCTCCCGCCATCCGCCGGGTCATTAGGAACATGGGGTGGTCCAGGCAGGCCACCACGGCCGCCAAGGCATCGGCCGCGTGCTCAACCAACCCCTTTTGGGCTGGCCAGGGGGGCAAGTCATCGTAGCGGCATTCCAGCGCCACCATGATCTCGCCCTTGCTGGCGGTCTTCCGCCCGGCAACCGCCCGTTTGATCTCCTGGGGGCTGGCCTGCAGGACCGGGAGCCCATGGCGGTGGGCCACCGCGGCGATTACGCCCCAGCACATTCCGACCTTTGCGGTGGTCGCAGCGTTCCTTGGCCAGCTTTGGCTTTCGCTGCAGATGGCCACCACGTCGGGGCCGATCCAGCCGTCCAGGGCCGCGGCGAGCTCGCCGGCCCGCCTGAGGTTGTCATCGGTGGCGCGAATCTCCCGCTTTCGGGCGCTGGCTTCGGTGCGAATGACCTCGAGGCATTCAACCCGCTCCCCGCCACCCGGGAGCAGGGCAACGCGGGCCAGGCCGAGGCAGGCAAAGCCGGGATCAACGCCGATGATCGTGGTCATCTCACACCCCCTCGAGCACTTGCCATTGGGCGCTTGCGGTAGGCCCTTCGCTTGCCCGATTCAAAGCACATGGTAATCATGCTGGCCGCCTGGCCCTTGCTGATACCTTCGGGCGCTTCCACGCCAAACCGCTCGAGCAGAGCAAGTTGCTTGTCGCTTGCCGGTTGCTGGCGCCAGCTGGCCCGGGTATCGAGCAGACCGATGGTTTGGCCGCGGCGGTGTCGGCACTCAAAATCAGCGCGCTGAATCGCCTGGCCAAGGTCCGGGCACTCGGTGATAACCACCCCGGCCGAGCTGGCCTCATGAAACCAGACCTCCCAGCGATCCAGGCGGCTGGGCGCCACCTCGAACCGTTCCCCGCCGGGCAGGGCCAGCCGGTAGCCCCCATCGGGCAAGGCCATCCACGCCAGCCGGGTGAACTGCTCTATATCGGTGGGGGCCCGCTGGCTGAAAAACTCGATTTTGCGGGCGGCGAACTCGAGATCGGCGATATCCTCGAGCTGGCCAAGGTTGAGCCAGGGGTGATCCTGCTCGAAAAGCTCCAGCTGCTCTTTGACCTCAAGCGCCTTGCGGCCGGCAAGGTTGAGCTTGGCCGGCAGGCCGAACAGGGAAGCAACGGTGCAGACCGAATGCCTGGCGGCGTTATCGGTAAAATCGAGCACCAGGCAATCATCCTTACCCGGGGCCAGCCGCGTGCCGCGGCCGATGCATTGGGTGTAAAGCAAGCTCGACTGCGTCGGCCGGCACATCAGAATGCAATCCACCGCCGGATCGTCAAAGCCCTCGGTTAAAACCGCGCAGTTTGCCAGCACGCGATATTCTCCGGCCGCAAAGGCCGCAAGGATGGCCCGCCGCTCATCCTTGGGAGTCTCGCCGCTCACCATTGAGGCAGCGACACCGGCCGCATCGAAAGCTTCAGCCAGCCGCTTGGCATGGTCCACCCCCACCGCAAAGGCCAGCGCCCGGCGCCCTTCGGCGTGCTCGAGGTAGGCCTTGACCACGATCTGGTTTCGCTGGTCGGTATCAACCGCGGTGGCGAGCTCGCCGACAGCGAAATCCCCCGCCCGGGTAGCAACCCCGCTCAGGTCGGTTCCCGTACTGATCCGGAGACCCGCCAGGGGCGACAGGAAGCGCTGTTCTATCCCTTGCCTGATTGTGAACTCGAAGGCGATAGCCTCGAACACTTCCGAAAGCCCGGCGCCATCGCCCCGCCTGGGCGTGGCCGTAAATCCCACCAGCGGTCTGGTATTCGTTTCGGACAGCAGGTCGAGATGTTCAAAAATGTTCATGTAGGAGGGGCTGATCGCATGGTGGCACTCATCCACGATCACCCCGGCGAACTCGGACGGGTCAAGCGCCTTTAGCCGGGCGCCCTGTAGGCTGGGAACCGAGGCGATTACAATCTGGGCGTCACCAGCTTTGCGCTCTGCCTGCTCGATCCCGACCGTTAGCGATGGATTGACCGCCTGGATTTTGTCGCGGGCCTGCTCGAGAAGCTCCTGGCGGTGGGCCAGGATAAGCCAGCGGCCGGGAAGTTCCAGCACCTTCGGGAGGTGAGAGAACACCACGGTCTTTCCGGTCCCGGTGGCCTGGGCCACCACCAGGCGGCGCTTGCCCTGGGCCAAGTGCCCCTGGATCGCGGTCAGAGCACCGCGCTGGTAAGGACGGAGGGTGAACCCCCCAGGGGTGGCAGAGGGGCTGGCCAAGGGGAGGGTGACTTGAGTCATCGGGGCACCTCCACAGAAAAATCGCACCAATTTTTTGAAACCATGTTGGTTTTATTAGTTAGAAACTGACTCAACCCCCCAATAACAATACAGAATAATCGAACCAAAGAATCGAACCACAATAACCCTGGCCAGGAGGAAGGGTTGTTAAAGGCTGAATGCTGGCAAGCTTCAGCTTTAACCCCTCCTTGGCTAGCCAAAAAAGTTTCAAACCAAAACTCCCCCCCTATAGGGGTGACATTCGTGCGATTGTAATCCGCTGTAATCACTTGATATTTTGCCACTGCGCCAAAAGCTGTTAGTTTCATTTTTCTCTTTTAATTTCAAATAGTTGCAGAGTTTGAAACCATATGTGATTTCAATAGTTTACGTCGCAGTCTTTTTCCTCTTGTAATGACTCAGCTTTTTCAGAAAGGGTGTAATACTTTTTTGCGCTCGATCTGGTGGCATCTACAGGGAGCTTCACCACGATTCCGGCATTGAGGAGATCGGCCAAAGCGTCGTTGAAATCGTTCCAGCTCCCCTTGCCAGCTCGTTCAAAAATCTCACGCTGAGCTGTGAGCTTCAGTGACTGTTTCTTCGCGGCCGCAAGGGCTTTGATGATCTTCGGCCGGTGGTCCTTTTCTTTCGCCATAGGGGCCATATCGGCGGCTTCGGAGTACCACCCCGATAGACCGTCATATTCAACTGCGACATATCCCGGGGTCCCGCCTGTTCGATTTTTGGGAAAAATGATGAAACCGCGGTTCGTCGGCTTGCCTTCTTTGTCGAGCGCACGAGCCAAAACGAGTACCAGGTTAGAATCGCTTTCGAACTTGCCAGACTCCTTGGCACACCCCATCGCTTTGCCCATATCGGGGAGCCCCTTGCTGTTAATGATGTTGTAGGCTGCACGGCTGACCGACGACAAAACGACAAGCGGGATTTTTTCGCGCCTGGCCCAATCTCTAAGGCGGGTTGATACTTGATCGGCTTCCAGACGAACATCTAACTTCGAACCGATATTGATAAGCTCCTGGGCGTAATCGATGCATACCAGCGGGGCCTCCCCGTACTGCTCCGTTATCTTCTGGACACCCGATTCAAGGGCGTCCAAATTCGGGCACATTTCCCCGTCCCAGAGAAAAAGGCTGGTCCTTTGATCGACGCATGTGTTGCGGGCATCATCAACAAATTTGCCCTTGCGTACCCCATCCCAGGGGCGATTCCACTCTAGGCAAACAAGTCGGCTTTGCGCATCGGTGATCGAGAGCTCAAGGCTTAGAAAAACAGCGGGGCGCCCCCTGCGCGCTTCGCGCAAACATATGCTTTCCGCGAATGATGTTTTCCCTGCACCAGGTGGCGACGGAACCAATGTCATCCCCTCTCGTGGAATCCCGCCACCTATCTGGCTATCCAAGCTTCGGATGCCAGTTGGCACTGAGGGGAAACCGTGATCCCTCCGCCGCTCCAATTCCGCGATAAACCCGTCCCAAGTCGAGGCTATTGGCTGAACCCAATCTAGATTGCCTGCTTTTTCATTCTTCGATTGGGGCTCTTTGACGAAATCCTCCCGCCGAATCAGCTTTGCCCTGTCTGGGAAGCTATCGCGCTGCTCTGGGGTGGCGCTGGTGGCGTCGATTTTTTCAGAAGCAGGATGCATGCTAGTCCTTGAAATTTCCAATTCGGATTTCTGCGTTTTCGGGTAGTGACTCGATAATCTTTTTCGCGTACCCCCGCCCGGCTTGATCGTCGTCGGTCGCGATGAAAAAATGAATTCCCTCTGGCCAGCGGATCTTGGCGAGGGCCCCGAAGCCCCCAGCCGTTCCACCGAAAACAACAACCCCCTGCCGGATGGCCAATTCACGACCACAGGCCCAAATGGACATGGTCAAAAAATCGCTCAGGCCCTCGCAAATGTAACATTCGACCACTGGCCACATCATGGGCCGTCCACGGAGCAGGGCCAATCCTCGAGGGGAAGCGAACAACAGGCCCTTGGCCGCGAAGCCACGGGGCCATCTCGTTTTTGGTTTCGCATCGCCAATCGCCCTCGCGTGAATTGAAACCATGTTGCCTTTGTGATCGAAGGCTGGCGTTATCAGATTCCAGATTCGCGCCCACCCCGACGGCCACCAGTCCGTGTATTGGTGATCCTTGGGGCTCGGAAGCGATCGCGCGATCGCGAGGAGGGCTAGGTCTTTCGGCGCCCACCCTCGATCGGTGCAATAGCGCTGAGCCTTGGCAAGCACGGTTCCCTCGGGCGCCAGGTCGGGGCTTTTCGAGGACCAGAGGGGCCGGCTAGCATCCCATAACGCTTTAACCTCTGCGGCCGGCGGATATCTGGGGGCCTCCGGCTTCGGCGCCACACGGGGATTTGGCCTTGCCACGGGGGCGTTTTCAAACTCGCCTCTGGCGGGGTTCTGGCGCGGTTGCTGCAACCCGGCCCGAAGCCCACTTCTGATCGTCGCCCGGGCTTCGGTCTCGGAAAGCCCCGCGGCCACCGCCGCCGGGAGCAATGCGATCAAGATCTCCTCAACGGTTCCCACACCACTAGCTACCAGGCGGGCCAGAGATAACGATTCGGCGTTTAAGGCAGCGTTACGTTCGCCGGCGCTGGCACTGGCGATTTTTTCAGCTGCCCTCTCGAGGGAAGCCTCCCAATATTTGGATGTCATTGGCCAGCGTGCACCCCTTGGTTGCCGGCCAGGCGGGCTTCGCGTTGAGCGGAAAATAGCTCTTCGAATTTGGCAAGATCGACGAACCATCTGTGACCGATCCGCACCGCGGGGATTTGTCCCCGACGACAACCGGAATAGATGCAGGAATAGGGGATACCGGTGCGCTCTGCAGCCACACGAATGCTCACGAGTTTCATTCGGCAACTCCTTTTGTTTTTTAATTATTGTTACCTACCGCAGGATTAAAAAAACACAAGAGATATTTTTAAACGTTAAAACTTTCAACACCGCCTCTAATGTGAGAATATTTACAGAGGCTTAGGGTTTTTCAATCAAGAATAATTAACTGAGTTAATCCCTATCCAATTCATAGCGCTGTCTTTGATTATTCTATATTTAAATTTTCAGATTATCTTATTTGTTATTTTGTTAGTTATATCGTTAAACCGATTCTTAATGCATTGTTTCTACCCTTTCACCTCCCATTTACTCTTTTATTTCCTGCCAGTTACATACTGCTACAGGTTGCGGCGCATGGGAATGCGAGCCTCAATTAGGTTCCATGGATTCAGCAGAATTCATCGATTGGGAGGGGGAGGTTTCCGAAAAATCGAGCGGTAGATCCCCCCTCGCTCCAATTGAAAAAAATTGGCGGGCTTTCTGTGGAGTGGCGATTGGGAACTAGGCGGATGTGCTGGTTAGAGCCCAGCGTATCTGAGCCAAGGCTCCCGCCTCGATCTGCCGGATCCTCTCGCGTGTCCTGCCACTGACAGCGCCGATCTCTTGAAGGGTTTCCTGGCCCCAGTACCGCCTCCGAATGACTTCCCGCTGGCCAGCCGGCAATCGCTCCACCGCCCGGCAAACTTCGGCGTACAGGGCTAGCTTCTCGGGATCGGGGCTGGCGGGGTCGGCCAGGGCTTCCAGCGGATCGGGATCGCCTTCGGCGGCCGGGGCCAGTGAGGCGGTCTTACTCTCGTACTTCCGCCGGATGACCTCCCCGCGGCCGATTGCCCGCCGAACGCAGGTAGCGGCGAAGGAGCCGAAGAGCGAACCGTGGGCCAGATCAAATCCATCAATCGCTGCCAGCGCCGCGATTAACCCATCCTGGATTGCATCCCGAAAGGGCGGCCGGGCGTGCCTGCGGGCAAGGGCGGCAACCAGGGGAATGGTGTCCCTTACCAGCGCCTCTTGGGCCGCTCGAGCGCCGGGGCCGCCGGCCTGGGCCAGGGCGATCAACCGGCGGATCTCGGGCTCAGTCAGCCGGGGGTGGCGGTGGGTAGAGGGGGCGTTGGGTGACATGGGGCTCCTTGGCTTGCCTGGGTATTGTCCAGATATGAACCTGACAACTAGTGGACTATGAATCAAGGGTGCCACAACCGGCCAGGGCCTGGAAGCGAAAAGGGGCGAATTATCAAGGCCATGGGTTCCTAACTTCAGGTTGGAATCCACTCCGGGAAAAATCAGGGCCCGGGATATGAGGATTTTCGTTCACATAGTGAACAATTCTTCACACTTGGGAGCTAAAAGGGGTGAAAATCGTGCTCATGCTGGCAGCGCCGGGGTAGGGGGCCGGGGTCAACCGGGTTTTTTCCTAGGCGCCCTGTTCTGCGATGCCAGCGCCACCTTCCCCCGCAAGCCATCCCCCAAGCGCCCAAGGGGGCCTTCTACAATTCCGTGTGCCATCGCTGGCCCTTCCGACTGGGCACCTTGAGCTGGCCAGGAAGGAGCTCGGCCGGCCGGCTTGCTCAACTCCTTGAGCCGAATTTATTGGCGGATCGGAAGCGGCTATCGAACCAACTGGGGTTGTTTAATCAGGGGGCGTGTTATCCATCCGAGGCTGGGGAGCTCGGCGCCCTGGATTTGTCGGGCCATATGGCCCACGCGAAAGACGCCACCCAAAAACCAAAGCCAACAATAGCATTGCCGCTATTAAACATCGCAACGACACCTGACAAAATAAGCAGCGCGATGATTCCCCAATACCGATGCTTCCGCCTGTATGCAATAATGACCGGAATCGAGGCAATCCCAAGGCCGAAGAGTAGGAACCACATGGCAACTCGCTTTTTTCTCTCTACCTCTTTTTCTTCGGCCAGTTTTTGCTTAATAGCCGCATCGGCCTGCTCTTTTGTCGCCGGATAGAAGCCAACTGCCATTGCTGTCCCAGCCATTTCCCGGTCAAAATCCATGACCTCCCCATTATTGGGATTTATAAGCCAGACTTTTCCATTATTGCCGTAGACTTTGGCTGAAAATGATGTGCTGGAGACAATGGAAAAAGTGCAGATAATTGAAGTGATTACAGCATAGAGCCCAGGTTTTACGCCTCTTGATCCCGTGTTTTTGCCCATCAATATCCCCTCCCGAGCAAGATCAATCGGCTGATTTCCATCAACCATCAATGAAAACCTTCCCCCTTTTGGCCGCCGGTTCGCCGCCCCGATCAAGGCTGGCCAGGAGGGGCTTCCCAGGGGCCCAAACATGCCTCCGAAGGGCTTCCCAGGGCCGCTTTCTACAGCTAGAACCGCCTTGGGCAGGGAACCCCACCCCGGGGCCATTTCAATGACCAAAAGCGCCCTCAGGCAGGGTGTGACGTATTGGGCGCGATGCCAGGGCGCGAGCTCGGGGCGAGCTGGGCCACCCTTCCCCCTTGGCCAGCTATCCCCTGCCGAAGGGGCGAGCTCTCCCTTGGCCTGTATCGCTGGCATGGAAAGCATGGGGCCGCGGCCGGGGCGCCTCGAGGGGGGTGGCCGCCTGGCCTTGGGCCGCCGGGGGAATAGGCGCCGCCTAGCCTGGGCCTTTTGAGGCCGCCGGTGGCTCGAGGGCTGGCCAGGGGCGATGAAATTGGCCCCGATGCCCTTCCCAGGGGGACTGATAGAGCTCGAGGGCGGGGGCTGGCGGTTGCTCTTGATTGTGGCGAGGCTTTGCCTTGGGGGACTTTTGAAGCGATGGGAACGCCCGCTAGGGGCAAATTACCAGGGGTTGCTTTTTTTGTTTACTCGTCGCCAATCCTCATAACTTTTCCCCCTTGCGCTCCTTGGGTTGTCGTCAGACCCATAAACTAGGCCGCTCCTATACTCATAAGTGCTCTGATCCTCTGCTTGCTGTTTAAACTCGCCCCACGATTTACCCGCCGATGCTCGTTGCAACATTTGCTCGCGGGCCACCTGGGCGGCCCGGTCCCTCTCGGCCTGGCCGAAGGCTTGGCTAAGCCAGCCCTGCCTTGACTGATCGGCCGCCATTCCCCGCTCAGTCTCGGCCCGATAGGCCCCGATGTTTTGGCCGATCCGGCCGCTCTGGGCGTTGTAGGCCGCCACCCGGGCTTGGTTTTGGGCCGCCAGCTCCTGGGCCATCCGGGCTTGCTGGGCCTGGGCCATCCCGCCGTAGGCTTGCGTTGCCGCCTGTTTTTCCTTCATGGCGTTAAGGGCCGTCTGCCCCGCCATTTGGGCCCCAAGCTGGGATTGCTGGAGCAGGGCTTGACGTTGCAGGGCGGGATTGTATCGGCCGCCGGAAGCCGTGGCCGCCTGGCTCATGAGCTCGCGGGCAAGCTGATCTTGCTGCAAAGCCGCCTCACGGCGGGCCACCGAATCTTGGCCGGTAGCCATGGCTTGCATCCAATCCATGGCCTGGTTTTCCCGGGCCCCGGCCCCCAGGGCGCCGTTTAGGGCAACCATCGGGGCGATATCGTCTACATAGGGGTTGTAATTCCCGAAGGCCTGATCGGCCTGGCCCATGTACCAGCCCCCCTCCCCGCCGGTGAAATAGTCCTGGGCGTTGCCAATGGGGGACGCGAAGGCCTCGGAGCTCGGCAAGTAGCCATAGCCGGTTGGCGGGGCATCGCCGCCGCCGCTGAAAAGGCCAGATAGGAGCCCCCCGCCGGCGCCAATAAGGGCCCCCCAGGGCCCAAAGGGGGCGCCCGCGGCCGTACCTGCAAACATTCTGTCAAGGGTGTTCATGTTGCCTATCCTCCGAATCTCGGGCTCTCCCTTGGCCCGGCGTTTATCCAACGTTCAATTAAATTCTAGCCAATAGGATGAAAAACATCAGGTTAATTCCCCTCGCTACCATGACTCGTTGGGGGAACAATTGCCGAGCACTGATTAAAGACTCGGGTATGAACTTTTTCCATCTCCCGTACGGCATTTAGAGCATATTCAATCCCCTCCTCGTTTTTGTTGACCACCGCTTGGATCAAGATATCCAAAACGTTGAAGCACTGTTTGTACATGATTTCCCAACATGGAATTGTCCCCGGGTCAGTGATTGTTTTTGGATCGAATTTCACCGTTTTCTCCTCGATTTATTGTAGCCGAGGAGCAATCGGGTTCAATGCTAATAGGTGGGGGGGGGTGATGCTTATCTAAAGAGTGAAGGAAGTGATTTTTGACCTTAAATCAAAAAACTCTTTAATGATTTGAACAAGGTGGGATGTTTCGCCCTCAATTTCGCTCTCTGACTGAGAATCCATATTTTTCAGTTTTCCCAGCGCCTCTAAAGCCAATTTGTATGAGTAAAAATTATCTTCATTTAGAAGATATTCCCCATCCTTTTGTTTCCAAAATATTTCAGCAGGGATTGAAGTCAAATATCGTTCGATCTCAAAAAGAGAAATCGGGCCTGTAAGCTGATGTTTTTGGGCATTTCCCTTAAGGGCAGCATTGATTTTTAAATCTATTTTCTTTCGTTCGATATCCCCGATCCTTAACCCAATTGTCCTGCCATTCCATTTATGTTTTTCATCAGGATAAAACGTAACTCCACCGCCTTGCCCATTGCCCACCACAGAAACCAACCAGCCCCTTGGCACCTTTGCCCGGAATGTTTTTGCATTGATGTTTTCGCTACAATCAAGTTCCTCCCATTCAAACTGACACACGGATCCATCAGACATACTGATTCTCCTCTGGCTAGGCGCTGAAGCCAGCCAATCCTTTTGGTTAAAAAATGAGGACTCATCCCCGGACTCAAGGCCTATATAGGGCACTGAAAAAAAACAGTCAAAAATTTTGCCTACAAGAGCAACGATATAATCTCAAAGGATTTGAAATTGATTTTATTGTTTTTTATGACACCTTGTCCCAAGGTGCTTTTTATTAATCGCCCCTTCCACAGATTCATTATGATACTAAACCGCCGCTTGCCCTCAGAGCCCCGCCGGCCGATAATGAGCCACCGCCTTGAGCCCCGCCGCAAGTCAGCCCCCCTTGGCTTCCGGCCCCTCAAGGCGGTTTTTCGTCGGGGGTGGGCAAGGGGGCCGGCCAGGCCAGGAGGGGGCAACCTCTTGAGCAATCTCGACCAGGCCGAACCGCAGGGGCGGCCGAAAACCTAGGCCAAAGCTTCCCCCAGGTGAGCCGGCAAGGGATCGGGGCGGGCCAGGCCCGATAGAGGGGCGGAAGGGTGGGCCAGGGCTGGCCAGGAGGGGCATTCAGCGGCAAGCGCCCGATACAGGGTAAAAACAGACCTCGTACAGCCCCGGGACAGACCGCCCGGCATTGCAGGGGGCCGCACCT